AGAGGGCGGTTTCCCGCCCCGTTTCGTAGATATCGGATCACCTCCGGGAGATCGCCGCTCCCACGGCTACCGCACTGATAATAATCCACATATTTCGCTGCTTTGTTTTAATCTTTACTTTCCGTTCTGCCTCTTTCTCGTATTCGTTGAATGATTCTCTGGCAATTTTCAATGAGTTCTCTGTCTGTTCGTTCAATACTTTTGATTTCTTCAGTTGTTCGTTGACTATTTTCAACTGCTTCTGTGCTTCGGTCAGCTGCGTCTGCTGCTGTATCAACAGCTTGTCTTTCTTCTCGCTGTCTATCTTGAGCTGATTCAAGCTCGTTTCTAATGTCGTTAGATCCGTTTCGGAGATCGTGTACTGTACTTCTGCCTGCGCATGCGAACCAGATAACAATGGCGATAACCACAATGAAAGCAAGACCGCCGATAAAATAAGCCCTTTTCTGATTTTCCACATTATCAGTCCTCCTTATCTTTTACACAAACATTTTCCCACTTTTTATATGCATCAAGATATGTTTCTTTTTTATCTCCGTCGTATGTGACTTCGTAATACATTCCGTCAGATATTGTCGTGCTTACTAACGCTTTCCAGTTCTGCAATGTTTTACCAAACCATACGATAAAAACTTCACTTTCTTTTAGTTTTTTATTATCTGTTATCTCTACATGTTCATTGTAGTAATCGATAACAATCTGTTTTGCTTTTTCTTGATAGTTCATTTTTACACTCCGTTCTCTAAATACCACTGCGCTTTCCCGCGAAGTATATCTCCGCCGGTTCCGATTTCGTCCTGATCGCACAGCTGCTCTAAATCCCAGCGGCAGTCAGGATCTCCGCTGTACAAGCCGTAGCCGTCATCGTTTGCGGCCTCTCCGTGTGTCATGAAATGCTCACGGTCAATCGGATTGTCAAAAACCTCGGCAATAACAGCAAACATCTTCGCCAGCGTTTCAATTTGTGCCTCCGTAGGCGGGTATTCTCCCAAGTCATCTGGACGGGCGTTATAGCAGCAGCACAGAGCAATTGCAATGCTTCCTGTGTTCCTGTGATATGTTGCCCGCGGCACCTCGTCAAGCGGCCTCGTGTAAATAATCTCTCCGTCTCCATCAACGTTAAAATGATAATCGTTAAATGTTGTAAAATACCGCCCAGCCGACCAGTGCCCGTATGTCGTCGCCGGCCACGGAAACTGATAAAAATAGCTTCTCTTATCAATGAGCTCCTGCCGAAATTCCTCTATCGTCATAAATACCTCCTATCTAAAATAGCCGCTAAATAGCGGCTATTTTTTGAGTTTTGCAAAAATATTGTTATCAAGCAGCGTTATCAACTTGTCTATGTGATGATTCCCGGCGTCTCTCAAATTCTCACAAATAGATAAAATTTCGTTGTAGCAGATATAGCCGAACATGAATTTGAGTACCGGCCACGAAAGCGGTATCTCTATCGCCGATAAAACCGTGTCAATCTGCGAAGCTGTAAGAATGAGAATTGTGAAGAGAATAAATTTTGTCAGAAACCCCCACAGCATGATTTTCGATTTTAGCCGTTTTGCACTGAACGCAAGAACAATGCCGTATAGCTTTTCTCTCGTCGTTAAGTAGTTCGGATCCATACCTTTATCAACAAGATACTGATAACCGATAGCCAGCCAGCGTGTAGAAATGTCAATGATAATCAGCCAAAAATAAGCGTTGATCACAACCCCGTATGCACTGTTAATAAATGACAAGATGTACATCAGCACAACGCTTACGACTGTCTTTGATTCCCATTTGTCTAAGAGATTGAGAGAAGTTCGGCAGAAGTATTCGGCAAAGTCTATCAAGTCTAAGACAAAAACGCATGTAACAAATCCGCCCCACAGATACGGTGGTTTGCCGTACTTTTTTATTTTTCTTTTGAGATTTTGAAAAAATGTCATTTTCGGTCTCCTGCTATGTTGTTAAATCCGCTTCCGTTTCATGCTCGTTTATCTCACTCGACCATCTGATTGTAATACTATCTGTCATTAAAAACTGTGTTCCATAAACTTTATCGCTTTCACTTTCTATAAACCATCCGTAATCCCACGGATGCATATGAAAAAACTCAATACTAAGAGTTGATCCGGGCGTTACTTTGACATATTTCATTTCGGGTTTCATTTCGGAACCGGCTGTTATTTCAATGACTGTAACTCTTTCCGGTACAATAAATTCTGAATTTCCTTTAACTTCAACGCTGCCTGCAAGCGCTTCTGCTGCAATTTCCTTCTGCACATAATATTTTTTACCGTCAACGCCGCTAAATGTGTACATGTGCGTGTCAACAACATCTCCGACTTTTGCGTAATGCGGCACACCGTCAATGTTAATTTTTAAGTAATTGTCTCCGACTTTAGATTTATCCGTCGTTAATTCTGCAAGTTCTTCTTCCCCGTTTGGCCTGATAATTTTAAATTTATCCATCATTCCACTCCTATCTTTGCGCCATTCGGCAATTTAATCATATTTCCATCAAAAATTTCTGTCTTCTTCACATACTGCGATAGATCTGCGGCAGGTCCCGGCGGACCTTGTATTCCCGTATTTCCTTTTTCTCCTTTTTCGCCTTTTGGAATCGAAAAATTAAACACTGCTGCGTTAGCCGTTCCAGTATTTGTGACCTTAGCACTCGTTCCTGGTGCCACTGTTGTTACCGTTCCGATTTTGATTGTTGCAGCGACTCCGTCTTTTCCGTCTGTTCCTTTCGGTCCGGGGTCTCCTTTAGGCCCGGGATCTCCTTTGGGGCCTTGAATACCCTGTCCGCCGCCGGAAACCGGAATGACAAAATCAAATACAGCATTTGTACTATTGCCGGAATTTGTCACCGAAGCGGAGGTACCTGTCGTCACTTCTCCGACTTTTATCGTTGCCGCTGCCCCGTCTTGTCCGTTCTTCCCGTCGGCACCCTTAGGACCTGGGTCACCCTTTGGTCCGGGGTCGCCCTTAGGACCTGGGTCACCTTTCGGACCTGCTCCGCTACCGCCGCTGCCCCCGTTTTCATATAGATACTCAAGGTCGTTCGCAATGTAGTCTAAAATACCGTCATTCCCCTTCGTGCAAAACGGCGTGTTTTTTCCGAATGATCCTGGCTTAATAATATTGTCATTCTCATCTCTTATTTCCGGGTGCTGAAAAGTTTGCGGTCTCATTCGGATACCTCGGCTTTTTTAATCTCCAGCGTGACCGTGTCTCCGTAGTTAAGCTCGTCGGTCTCTTCTGGAGAATTTGTCTGTATCGTCAGCATTTCTCCAGTCTCTGGGTTGTGAAAGCTGAATGTCGTTAAAACTCCGTCGTTCTGCGGATATGACACTTTACCGTTGACACTGTAATTTCTTTTCATTGTTCTGCTCCTTTTTAATAATTTGTTACATTTACGAATAAAATGCATGTAGCTCTTAAAACACCGCCCGGTATGTGTATATCGCCGCCAGGATTGACAATCGCACTATCCGCAAGCCATTGTGATTTAATTCTATTTGAATTGACCCAATTTAGCTTTAGCGAGCTATGAACTACTGCTTGTGGTGTGCTTCTTTGAAATTCGTGCATCGAAAACATAATTGCCGCCACTTTACCGCACGGAAAGGAAGTCTCCGGCATGACCGCGGCAAGCCCTGCTGAATCATTACTTGATATTTCGGATTTGATATGACTACCTACAACTCTCAAGTACGGCGTTTTACTATTAAATACTAATTTCTTCGTATCGGGGTCCCATATAAACAGTCCTGCTCCTAATGTATTCGGATCGGACTCTTGCGTGAAAATATATAAAGTAATCGATTCATGTACCTGTGTCTGTATCATCGACACCGATACGGGAGCGTGTACTCGCAACGTCATTTTCCCGCCGTTTGCTTCGGCGGTAACGTAGTATTGAGGGTTACTACAATAGATCGCCGGAATGTACTGCATATTAAAAGCAATTTCGTATTCGAACCATTTCCAATTACTACCGCCCTCGGCTATTTGTGACGGCGCGGGCAGTTTATCTACTCTTAATAACCTTAAGTTTTTATACTTATTGTTAATAATAAGGTGCCTGTCAGCATTGTAAATTTCTAAAAAATTAATAAGTGCCATAGTAGATCCTCTGCTTTCTGTTTCCGTCGAAGTCACCGCGGTATACCCATCTAATTTGATTGCCCGATGTCGTAATTTGCAGCGGTGTTGTATATTCCGTAGTTTCCGGAACGAAAAACACAAATAGCCGGTCGTTACCTCGAATATCGATAGTTCGGCTTCCTGTCGGTGTGTCGGCTGTAAAACTGCCGAGAATGCGGGTCAGTGAATCTGTGATATCAAGTATCAATCCTTTTTGCGGATGATAAATTTTTAATCCGATAGCCATCAGATGTTCACCCCTAACGCTATAACACGGAAATTGTTCTCATCAAAAATTTCAATCAGGTTGTCCTGAATTACCGTACGTGCTCCACTTGTCGCCGTCTCCAGCCTACCGATTCTTGCTGTTATTGCGGATAACGATGTAACTGCCAACTTATCCGCCGTTACGGCTTTTGCCGCAAGCATTCTTGATACAATAACGTTATTGTCAAAAACGGTCTGTCCGGTAACATGTAAATACTTTCCATTTATCGTCGTTGTCGTCGGTGACAAGTTGATCTGATTAATGACATCGCCTTTTTGCACCCTCAAATTGATGGCGTCTGTCATCTGTGCAATGGCGCTGTAATTTGCTTTTGCAAGCATAAGATTGCCGAGGTTTGAGACGATCGTTGTAACATCTTGTTTTGCGATTGCGCCGTCGTTGAGCTTTTGCTTAACTAACGCGTCTACTTTCGCAATGCTGACCGCCTCGTCTTCAAGCATATCCTTTGAGATAGATACTTTGACAACGACACGGCTTGCTTCGGATTTCTCGCCCTCTCCGAACAAGTCATAGTAAGCAATGGATACGTCATAGATACCCGCGCCGCAAGTGTGACTGTAGCTGTTGTTTTCGGTCTTGATGGTCTTCTGCCCGTCGGTGCCGCTGATGTAGATGTTCATTCCTGCGCAGTCATTCGGAATCGCTTCTGCCGTCAGCCCGAAACCGCCGATAGTACTCGTAAGCACGGGCGGATTCGGTTTTTTCGGTACCTGCTTGTTATACTGCAAGATAGCCGGCGCGGAATATTTGCCGATTGCGGATTTTGCGTACAGATACAGTTTCCCGCTCCGTTCTGTCAGCGGCAGTATCGCCGACAGATTATTTGTCCGTGCTAACAGCCCAGACGTTTCTGCGCCCGCGTTATCATCTGTTCGAATTTCGTAAAAAGCGACGTCGGTATTCGTAACTTCTTTCCAGCCGGCAGTGCACGCCGCACCGAAGTCTATTCCGAATCCGTCGGGCGTGTTCGGAATTTCCGTTTTAAGTGCAACAAGGATCTTCATCTGCGGAGATGTGTCCGGACTTGTACTTTCGCCCCATTCGTCTTTCGTACATACCGCGATCAGGTAGGTGTCGCCGACAATGGCCTGCGGTATGACGACCTGGTCTTTTCCGCTGCCGCCAAACGTCCACTCTCCGTCAAAGCCGAGTTCAGAGCCTTTCGTACCTTCTTTGATAACGAGATCTTTTGCCTGTGCGTTGCTGGTCTTATACCAGACGTCACCTTGCAGATAGCTCTGCAACTCGGGCGGCGTCCAGTTTACGACGATATCATAACGGGACACGCCGTCCGCAAGCTGTCTATAACGGTTATATGCGGTTAAATTCGTAACGGGCGGGATGTAGTATGGCGTGAGTGTGTACTCGTAAGCTTTGACTTCGGACAGATCCTGATTTCCCGCACCGAAGATGTTATATGAGCAGAATTTAATGTAGATTTTCTTGCCGATGTCATCTTTCGCGAAAGGTACTTTAAAAACGGAATTATCCAGCCTGACAAAATCTGTATCTTTTGCGTGCAATCGGACTTCTGTATTACACTGCCCGCGGATTAATCCTGACAATAACCACGCCCCGCTTGCTTGCAGCATAGCGGTCGTGTAGCTCATACATTCCCCGTCTATCCAGCAGAGCGTATTCTTGCGTTCGGCGTCTTGCAGAGTACCACTAAGCAGCTGATCATTACATGTTACTATTGCTTGATTGCCGCTCGGATGGTTCGGCATCGGTGACAACGGCTGTGTTAATTTACCGCACCGCGCAGAGCCTGCAATTTGCCCGACCGTCCGATAGTTCGTGTTGTCGTCGGAGACGTACACAGTACATCCGCCCCAGCCGTCCGCCTTGCCTTTCGCGGCTATCCACAGCTCTAAGCCGTCGGCGGTAAGATCCGCAGGCGGCTGAAAAATAACCGGAACAGTATCCGGCGCGGTTTTGTTGTAATCGATGTACGGCCTGTCGTTTGCATGTACGTTGTATTTTGCGGCAGGATAGTCGCCTGGTGCTCTTGATATCGCGGTTACCGTCAGACATCCGTCAGTGTCCTCTGTGATACCGTTGATGACTGCGACCTGCTCGAAGATACCAGAATTTTCATCGGTCAATCTTACCAAGTCGCCAACTTCCAGCCGGCATAAACTCCAATCTAATTTAAACGTGTACTGCGTTCTTTCGTACTTGTTGTTTCTTGCCAGTTGTTCAGCGATTTTAACCGCCCGCTCTTTCGTGTAGATATAGTGAGCGTTCGTTACGCTGGCAGCTCTTACACCGTAGTTTTTGATATCTTCCGTAAATTCATAGCTGACTGATTCTTTTTCGTAGCCGTTCGCGCGGTTGATAAACTCTACCGGGAACTGATTGTATATCGCGGAGCTGTCTTTTCGCTTATACGTTATAAGAGCCCCGCCGGATTGCGGCAGGAAATCATCCGCCGTCAGGTCTGTAATGCCTGTTTTATCAGGCGCCCAATTCCCGACTGGCCTATCTGCCAGCGGTACAATTTTCAGCTTGTCATTTGACCAGAACACATAAGCATTGGTCAATTTTGCGATTTCATTTACGACTTCCCGGGCGGCTTTCGCGTCTTCATCCGGCGGGGAGGAAATTAAAAGGTCTGCTTCTTTGCAATACTTCCGATAATTATCCAGCCCGATAATTTGCATGTCTTTTTTGCCGATTTTGTCTAAGACGTATCGAATATAATCGGCAGGATTGACATCGATACCGTCGCCTGTTTCTAATAGCCTGCCTTTTACTTCGAAATTGTACGACGGCATCGAGCCAGAATCGCCCAAATCAATAACTCCGGCCATGTAGGCAAGTCCCGGATACGGCAAGGCTTTTTCCGGGTGCTTGCCCTGCGTATATGCCCAGGGCTGCTGATTTTCTTTCCCATCGAACAGCGTCAGTTGAATATCGTCCGCCGGGTAATTGTGTACATTTTTACCGATCCATACTTTACCGATTCCGGAAATGGGACCCTCGCAGAGTCCCAAAATTACGGCTACCGTGTAGGTATAAGTAATGCTGACCTGCTTAGATTTACCGCCCTTCCCCGCTTTGTGCGTTTCGCGGTGTTCGTGAGCGGTGAAATCGTCATAGTAGATCACGTTTCCCGCAGTTCGCACTGTACCGATGATTTCCGGTACAACAGCGCCGTATTCCGCGGTGTTGACTGTAAATTCACTTATCTTATTTGCCCGCGTTGTCGTTGTTCTTCCGCGAAAAAAGCTCATCGTCTCACCTTCTTTCTGTTAAACCGATAAATTCCACGCAATCGGCTTCTGCCCTTCGCGTCATAGAACATCACATCAGAAAGGTCTGTCATGACCACGCCGCGGTCGATGTAAGCATGAATAACCCGTCCTTTACCGACATAGATAGCGCCGTGGGAAATGCACCGTCCGAATTGATACAGCAGAAAATCTCCGGGCTGCATGGTCTCTACTTCGTCGCAATATTTCTGTACATAACTCAAAAACCATTCTTCGCTGTGATGCAAGTGCCATTCGTTGCTGTATGGTTCGATCGGGATACTGTCTTTTTTCAGCAATCCCGCATCTTCGACGCAGCCGATTAGGAGCATACCGCAGTCTACACCGCGACCTTTTACCTTTGCGCCGTTGATGTGCGGCGTGCCCAGCCATTCTGCAGCTGCTTTTGTTATCCTTTCGCCGTCTGTCATATGAGTACCTCTCTTCGCGGCACGAACGGAGCTATCAGCGTCGCGGCATCGGTTTCTTTACTGTAAATAACGCCGTCTTCGTTTGTCGTGTAGCTCCCTTGCGGATAGTACCTGCGAACCGGAAATTCCATGTTCAATCCTTGCGTTTCCGCTTTTACTGATAATTCAATCTTGATACCGCCTGCTGATTTGACTTCTACATTTCCGCCGAACAGGTCAATCGCACCCACAACCGACTGATCGCGGAAGAAACATCTCCGAAGATACAGCTTAGCTCTATCAAGCACCCCGCTGTGCGCCGCTTGTAAGAATGGCAGCCCTTCCAGTTTGTCGTTAATATCCGCCTGGACGGTAACGGTCATCGTATCGACTACGACACGATCATGAATCTTGACTTGCTGCCTCTTAATCAACAGCGCGTTGTGCAAATACGTATGCCCGCCAAAAGATATATCTATATCGGTATCGGCATAGTAGTACTTATTGCCGTTATCTAAGACCAGTTCGTATAGATCGCAAGAAGTAATCTTCTTTTCTGTCTCAAGATAAGTCTCAAGAGATTTATTCACTGTTTTCATCGGACTACCTCCAACTTAAATGTTTTAGACTTGTTGATGTTAAGATACTGCCGTTCAATATCTATTCCGTCGTCTGCAAACATAACTTTCCAGTAATATGTATAGTCCGCTGTAACTTTTGCCGTACTTGCTGGGGCAGTTTTGAATTTTACTGTCCCGCCGGTAACTGTGTATGCACTGCTTGCTTGTTTCACGCCGTCAATATATACTGTTACTTTTTCGATGTATTCGACTGGCTCTACATAGTCGCCCATCTTCATAACGGCTTGATATGTTCCGTTCGTGATCAGCGGCAGCTGTATTCCTTTTTCTTCATAGTCTTCCGGATCAAGCCACAAAAAAGGGATATGCGCGCCTTTTAACAGCGCTACAAATCCCAATAGCTTTCTATATTGTTCATCTGTCAATACCTGGAATTTCGTTTCTATCGTCCAGTTCGGCAATAGCTGTGTTGTAAGCGTACGTACTTTACCGCTTCCCGATTTTTGTACTTTTGTATTCCATTCCATTGATTTTATACTTTCCCAAGCTAATCCGTTAAGATCTTTCGGGAATTTCCTAAGTGTCATCAGAACACCCCGCTACTTCCTGCAAAATTCAAATCTTCTTCAAAAAATGCTTTCCGAATTTCGTCTACGGCGCCGTTACGCAAGAAATCAGCAAACGATGCGGCATCAAGAGTATTGATGTCTAAATGTACTGATCTGTTTCCGCCTTTCGTGATCGTTGTTGACTCTGTATTCCGGATGTCTGCAGTCTTTACCGCTCCGCCTTTTGCAAAACGCGGCATACGTCCTGAATTGATTGCATTAAGCAGCGGTAATCCTACTTTTCTGACAGCGTCAGCATTGAGAACGTACTCACCATTAGACAACCAAGCTGGAATGCTGTCTGATGTAGCCGTCCCCGGACCGCTAATTGGTCCGCCGGTCGCAAGTCCCAATATACCTAAACCAGAGCTTGACTTTGCAGACATAAGCTGCAATGCCGTGGTCGCTGATCCAACTGCTGTCGTAAACGCCGTCAATGCTCCGGTAGCATTAGTATTTGCTCCGATTTCCGCGGGTTTTGTGCCTGTATTAATAGCGTTTTGGATGACGTTGTATGCACCCATGACCATTCCGCCTTTTTGTGTGCTGCCGGAGAAAAGTCCCAGTGCTACACTAGACGCGCTTAGGTTGTTTTTGAACGCATCAAACATTGTATTCATACCATTGTCGTATGTTCCGCCGTTACTGTCATTATTATTTCCGCCGAGCAGGCTGCCGCCGAATAGAGATTCTGTCAACCGCCCCGCCAATTGTTGCGTAATCTGCTGTAGTATTGTCTCTCCAATTCCTGTTATGAGATTGTACAGCGAGTCTCCGAGTGTTTCAGATCCTGTCAAAATGCTTTGGAAAAATTCCTGGAATTTATCAGTTGAGCTCTCCGCAAGTTCTGCAATCTGCGACTGCATTGACTCATGCCCGGTCTTCCAGATGCTCAGATACGTTTCGAGGGCTTCTGTCTGCCCTTTCCAATTCATATAATCTTGTCCGTCTCGGCTGCTCGTTAATGCCCTAAGCAGATCTGAACGATGGTTATCTATTGCGTATTTTGCCTGTTTTTCAAACGACTCTCTATATGCATCTGTACGTTTCTTTGCGGCTTCGGCGGTCTTAGCAGTATACCATTCTTCGACAGCTACCATCGCTTCCTTGTCTTCTTTGTTTTTAGAAACTTCTTTTAGGCGTTCCGTTCTCTCTTTGTTGAGCGCATTAACTGTAGCTTCATATTCAGCATCGGCAAGTGCCTTAAAGTCCCCAGTGAGCTCTGCACCTATCTGCTTCGTTTCCGTCTTGATTTTGTTCCAGCTTTCTGTCCACGTGTTGGTCAGCTTCTGTTTCATGACCGTTCCATATGTACTGAGCTGTTTTTGCAGTTGTTCTACCGCGTCTTTCGGAATACCGGCATTAGATAGTTTGTTGATCTCTTCCTGTTTCTGTCTGATGTCTTCAGCCAGTTTGTTCATACCGGACATGTATGCGCCTTCGGTTTCACTGTCTATAGATTCCTGCATCGTCGAAAACAGCCGGATTGCCTCTTCTTTAGCCTGATTTAACCGTTTCAATGCCTCATTGGCTTTTTTACCGATTTCATCAGTTGTGAGTGTTACTGTTTTTCCCCCGGTGTATTCACCTATCGATCCGTAGCCAAGCGGATTACCGAACCATTGATTTGCTTCCGACATACTGCCGCGATGCACTCCGCCGGTCGAGTTTCTCGCTATATATTCACCGTTTCCGGCATAAATTCCGACATGATCTTTCCAATCTATCATGTCGCCTTCCTGCGGTACGTATCCCGTTCCCGCTGTGTGATAGGCCGTGCCGAACTGATTTACAAGCTGATTCCCGTTAATTGAGTTCAGCCCCTGTATGCCTGCTTCCTGATACAACGCAGAAACAAAAGCGGCGCACTGCACGCGGGCATCTTCGACAAGCGGTGACATCCATTGTTCCCCTTCAGGATGCCTCGACGCTATGTTTACAACCTCTTGACCAATTGGCGCTTCTACTTGATACGTTTTCGCTTCTTTAATCGCTTTTGTATTATCTTTTGTTGCAGATGTTCCCGACTCAAAAGCGGCTTTTAACGCCTCAATTTGTGAATTTATGGCTCCCTTGTCAATGTTGGTTCCGTCACCATATTTTTCGTGAAGTTTTTTAGAGTTCTCGTTAGCAGCAGCATACTTCCTATCCCATGCCGCTTTGGCTTCATCATTTTCCTTTTGACTATAAACATTCATCCGTGTTCCATTTTCTTTTACACGGATCATCGTGTTGTCTTTTTCGCTGTAGTAGTAATCTTTACCGTTTACGTTGACATACTGTGCGTTTTCTGCCTCTCTCTTCTCTTCCTGATGGAATTCATACAGCTTATACGTTGCGGCTACAATAGCAGCAGCCACACCCAGCCATCCTCCGGCCAGTGCCCATACCGCACTTGCCGCCTGACGCAACGGACCGAGTGACCCTCTCGCTGCTGTGCTCATTCTGATACCGGTATCCACGGCGGCTTTTCCGGTCTGTTGTGTAGCAACGGTAACCGCGGTCTGTTCCGCCGCCAGCATATTGCTCGACGCACTGGCCACCGTATTAGCCGCAACCATCTTCCCTGCTGCGGCTTTATGTGCACCGGCTACTGTATTTGCCGCGCTCGCCTGCACTGCTGCCGACTGCCGGGCCTGCATATTGATTTCCTGATACGCCGCTGTCATGCGAGCGGCTTCCACCCTTGCGGTTTCGGCAGCTTTAGCTTCCCGCATGACACAGTATTTTGAATAACTTGCTTCTTTTTCAGCGTCTGTCATCTGTGCTGTACTAAGTGTCTTCAAATATGCTTTTTCTTCTGCTATTGCCGCTTTTTCAATATTTTTTATCCGGCGTGCAATGCTTTTTTCCTGCTGTACAGTTAGCGCATCTTCTGAAACGTCTCCGGTTCCAATCGACGCAAGCGACCCCATCGCTGACCTTGCTTTTTGCAATGCCTGCAGTGTCTTATACGCCACCGTAAAAGCTACCAGTGTCTTCGTCAGCGACAGCAGGTTTTCCTTGTTTTCCGCTATATATTTAGCAGTTGATGCCAATCCCTCTAAAATTGGCGGCAATACTTCTTTCGCTACCGGCGCAAGTATAGCCCCGCCCGCAATAGCGAGCTGTCCGAGCTGTGCCTGCACTACATCAAGCTCTACGCTTATTTCATGCATCTGCTTTGCGTCAAGTCCTAAGCCCTTGATTTTTGCCGCATTTTCTGATGCTTCATTATAGTTTTGCAGGGTTTTAACAAGCGTCAGACCACGGGCGCCCAGTGTATTCATGATAAATTCCTGAGCATATCCCGCCTGTGACGCTTTTTGATAACCTGCCGCCAATTGTGCGAGCTGATCGTTAAGAGGCAACAGTTTACCATTCTGGTCTGTCAGAGTAACACCTACGGCACTTAAGACGGCTCTTGTCTTTTCGGCCGCCTCTCCACTGCCTTTGATTGTTGAGTCGAGACGCATAAATGCTTTCCCTGCAAGTTCGCTGTCACCGCCGGTTAGCTTGAGTATTCTTGAGAATTTAGCAGCTTCCGCGTTAGTTATTTGCAGCCTTTGTGCGAGTTCGTATGTTCTGTTTCCCGCCTCAACGGCTCCTTTTATCAGGTTCGTCAGTCCGAATCCCGATGCGGCCAGTGCCGCCATTCCGCCGAACTTACCAATTAGCGTTTCAAGACTTCCCGTGGTTCCTTCCAGTGCAGACTGCATGTCTCTTACTGGATTAACTTTAAACGCTGTCTTGACAGTCCCCGGTACTTTATTTAATTCTTTTTGCAGTCCTGACGAATCCGCGCCAATCTTAAGCTGTAAATCAGAAATAGTAGACATTTATGCACCTCCCTCCAAATTGAATACTTTTTTCAAATATTCCATTTCTTTTTTTGCATTTTTCACTTTATCTTCTTCCGTAATCCACAACGGGTCCGCAATTTCATTCGGTTCTATCGGCTTTTTCAGCTGCGGGGACATTAGCCATGAAATGAAGTACGCCACGCGGTAATCCTGCAAGCGTCGACGTTCGTCGCTCGCCTCCAGATATCTATAGAATTCAAGCGGCGTTAACCGCGGAAATTCAGACGGTTTGAAACCGATGCGGTATGCTATCGGTTCTGCATACCGCATCCAGTCTTCAAATGTCTTTATCGGCGATTCTTCTTTTTCATCGGCGCCTCTTTTTTCGGCGTCCCCTGTGTAAAAAGTCCGGATTCAACCACCGCATCTACGATGTATTTTGCGAGTTCTCCGATGTTTCCGCCATTTTCACAGTACATATCCACGAAATCATAAGCATCGAAATTCTTCGGCTGGTTTAAAAGTCCGGCCCGCAAGCCGGAAATGATAAAGTGTATTGTAGCACTCTGTACCATTCCGACTGCACCGTTAACAAGCACGGAACTTATAACTGAAAAGAGAGACGTTCCGAGATACTGCTCAAATCTCTCAAGGCTTCTTACTGTATATAGCAGCTGATACCTTGACTCTCCTATTTTGATTTCTACCGATTTACGCATAATTAGCCTCCAGTAACATCATCTGCGGCAATTTCAGAAATCGGTCCTTTTCCGTTTAACGTGGCAGCAACGGTAGCCACCCCGTCGTGGGATACGTCCTTTGTAAAATCGGAAATGGTAACCCATCCGGTCTGGCATGTCTTATCCGGATATGCGATTTTTACATGAATCGGTATGTCGTGATGGAATGCGTATTCCATAATTGACAGTGCCGCGTCATCCATTACAAGCAAGCCTGTATAGCTGATACTCCAGGATTTCGGACCCGCGAGCGTTTCTCCCCACCCGCCGGAAGTCTTATGAGATCCATCAATAGAATCTGCTTTGTATTCTACTGGTGAGTTTCTCTGTCCTCCGACAAGTACCCATGTTGGCTTTTTCCCCGTGGTTGTTGCCTTGTCTATATACAGCAAGGTATCTTTCCCCGCCGTAGCCATAGATGTCCCCTCATATACCGGGAGTTTTTTAAGTTCTTCTGCTGATAATTTAGCCATTTTTATACCTCTTTCTTGTTAAAATTCTGAATAGTAAATAATATTGTTACTGTGCCGTGATAACCTGTGGATACTTCCGGAAAATCCTCTACCAGATCAATTTGTGTACTATTAATCCGATATTGAGGCAGCTCCATATCGCATCCGTAAGCAGATACCAATGCACATATATCGTTTAGCGTTTCATTGACTTGTTTTTTCCCATCCTCCCCAGCCCATACTTCTACGTTCAGTGAAGCGTCCCAAATAATCAGATCTTTATTTGACAACGGCTTGAACGTAGCCGCGCCCAGGGTGATATAAGGAAGTTTCGCACCTTTGGGAACTGAGCCGTGAATCGGTATCGTTTGACCTTCTTTCAGTAATTTAAAAACCGCCATCCTAAGAACGGTTGACGGTACGTCTTTGATAAGTCTCATTGAAATACTTTCTCCATTTCGTTTTCAATCTTGCTCCGTTCCTGCATCATTGCCGGCCGCATAAACGGACGTTTCGGCATTTTCCCTGTGCGAACAGTTCCGCTTACGAATTTATCGTTTATTCGCATGGCTTTTTTGCCTTTTCTCGGATCGTTTGATGTTATACGTTCAACTGTTCCGAATTCTACGAGATGCGAATGCGGGGCGTCGCTCTTCACTATTCCCTGCGGCTTTTCTCGTTCCATTTCGGAATGGATTCCTGCTTTCAGGCTTCCGGTAGGTCCCATTGGCGCTTTGATGATGGCCGCTTTCATGACTGCTATCGTTCCTTTTGCAATGACATTCCTGATTTTTCCTTGCGTTTCCTTATCGTAGCGTTTGATGTCGTTAGCCGCTTTTTGGATTACCTTTCCCGAGAACATCTTGATATCGATTCCGCGCCTGCTCATGTCTCTACCGCTTCTGTTGTTAATACGTAAACAGCAGGATCCGAACGATCTACGTCTATTACCTTATACGTCCGTCCGTTTTCTTCAACATGCCATCCTTTTTCGATTTCTCGTGGCCGTATTCTTATCCCTTGCGTTATCAAGACAGCCGTGCCGTCTCCTATAATCGCGCTTGGGGTAATACGTTGTTTCAAGAATTCCGCCCACACGGATCCGACATCTTTCCATTCGATAACGGAGCCAAATCCTACATCCTCACCGATAATAGGCTTTTTAAGCGCTATCCTGTGGCGCATCTTCCCGATATTCATACTTTACGCTCCGGTTTTCTTCGTGCGCCTGACAGTCCTTCTCGTTGTCTTCGGTTTTTCCTTTTGGGTTTCCTCCGGCTCTTCATCTTCCTGATCTACTTCCTGATCTACTTCTTCATTCTGATTGTCCGCAGGATCATCTTCCGCGTCTTCATCCTGTTCAAGTACTTCTACATATCCGCCGGAAATGTAGGCAGTTAATTCTTCCGCTGTTCCGTCGTACGTCTCGCCGACATCAATAATCGTTCCGTTTATGATAATTTTCTCCAGTGCTTTTATCAGCATGTCAGTCACCTCTCGTTTCTAATTGCAGCAGCTGGGCGGTAATTGTAAACGGTAATTCCGCCCCTTGTCCTACTGCGTTTCTGTTTTCGTACCAGTACCCTACAATCATATGCATGCAGAAGATAGATTGGGCGTCAGTCTCTTTGACTTCGACGCCCGTCCCCTGCAAAATAAACGTTTTAGCGGTATCGATGAGTGTCCGGATGACCTCGTCTTCTTGGTTCCCGTCAACCCGCAGATACGCTTTAACGCCATCCAGAATGCTCATAATACCTCCTTATGCGAGCGTCAGCTCACCATATACGGCTGCGGCACTGTCAAACGCTTTAACGTCAAGCCTTGTAATAGCTTTAATGTCGTAAGAATCGCGAATAAACGAGTTCCCGCCGATGCCGGTACCCTCAAGAGTAATAAGCTGCCGGTCAAAGAGCACAATAGCATCCGCCAAAGACCCGACAATAATCGGAGCCGCTTTTTTCGGGGATGTCGCACTCGGCAGGTACTTGTTGCTGACAACGGTAACCGGATGAGCAAACAACAGTTTCTGTGTCGGATTGAGCGGATTCGGCTGAAGCAGGTAGCGCCCTTCTGAATCTTTCAATTTGTCTAAGGAATTGAAACCGTCCTGATTGGTGACAATGCTGGCTGTCAGAGAAATCGCCGGGTCAAGATCCACGTTCAAAATGTCTTTCAAGCTGTCTACATTAGCAACAGGCTTCTTTGCCAGCGTTTTCATGATTGCGATGATCAAGCTGTTTCTTGTGACGACATCTTTCTTAGCAAACCACGCGCTTACATAAGAGATGAGATTCTGGTCTGTATCGGACAGCATTTCTTTTGAAATCGGAAGAATGCCTGCATATTTTTTGATCGCATATGCGATTTTTTCGAATTTCGGACCGTCGATTTCTTTGATGGTTGCCATTTCGTCAACGCTTTCAAGCGGCGTCATTTCTGCCCACTTTTCCATAACACGGGATCCAGTCATGGTAGTCGTAGGTGTAATCGTAACAAGCTGGTCCAGCGGATTCAGCGCTCTTTTGAGTTCATTAATTTTAGTTGAGATGTCCTGTGGAACGATAAGCCCGCCGTCGGCATCAACACCTGCTTTCATGCCTGCTCTGGCTTCTTTCAGTACTTCCGCTTCCGCATCTGTCGGCATCTGGCGCTTAATCTCTTTCACAAGTCCGCTGAACATAAGATCTCTTTTTTCTTCGTCAGTGATTTCTGCCGCACGTGCCGCAGGTGGAACTGCCGCCGGAACATCTGCCAGCGTCTGTTCAATCTCCAGCTGCCGCTTAAGTTCTCTCAATTCATTTGTTTTACTTTCCGCTTCGTCAAGTTTTTTATCTGCCATTAACGTACGGATTTCTTCGGTTACTTTTGCCATTTTCTGGCGCAATTCTCTTTCTTTTTCTGTCATTTCTTTTACCTCCATTTAAAAAACCGCCGTTCGGCGGGAATTATTGATTTAACAATTCCAGCTCTATATTGAGCTTCCGTTTTCGGACATTTTCCTGTTCTTCTTTTAAAGAATTAACGTATGCTTCTTTCGATTCTTGCATTGATCGCTGTACGGCTTGCGCTTCGGTGTCCGGGTATGCCGGAGTTGTGACAATTGATACATCCCACAGTCTTTCGATATGCTTGACTGCCCGATGGTACATGTCTTTCTCACTTTCATATGACCAGTCTGCGCCGCTTTCCGCCAACGTGAATGCAAAAGAACACTGATTTACAACGCCAGCTGACATGTTCGTCATCAGGTCTTTAGCATATGCCGTATCCGTCGGAATCAAGCTGAACCTCAGCCCGGTGTCGTCTACCGACAAACTTAGATGCCCGGGTCCTTCTCGAACGGTATTTCTCGCCAGCGGATAGTTCGGATCGTGATTAATCAGCGCTACAACGTTAGACATGTCCGTTTTATCAAGACACCCACGCTCTAAGATCTCATCAACGCCTCCGAAGTCTTCTGACCGTTTTCCGAACTTGAGGGCATATCCCTCTAAAATGACAGTTTTACCGTCTTCCAGTGTCCGAATCTCAAACTGCGTCTGATTGATTCTTCTTTCCCTTTCCCCCATTATCATCACCTCCTTTCAGTGTTCCGTTCTTCGCTTTTGCTAATTGCAAATCTTTCAGAACGGTAATATCTGTATAATTCAGCGATGCAAGATGGATATCCCCTACATCGCCTATACATTCCATTTCTTCCATATCGCGGATCTCATTAAGCGTATAAATGCCGGCATAGAGCATGTCTTTGTAGTATTCAGCCCTTGCTTTACTGTCGCCTCTGAGTTCAGCCGCGGCGTTGAATTTCACATAATAGTTTTCTCTTTCTGGTTCAGTAAACAGTTTATAGTTGATTTCCTGTTCCCATGATGTAAAGATTGGAAGAAGCGTTGTTTTGATGTAATCAAGACTCATTGCTTCGGCGTTAGCGTACGTTGCGCGGTCCAGCTGTGCCAGTTTATGCGGCGGTATCCGGTAGACTTTGGCAACTTCGTTAATACCGAATTTCTGTGTTTCAATGAACTGCGCTTGGTCCAGCTGCATGCCCAGTGACTTATACTCCATCCCCAGGTCAAGAACAGCTACTCGTCCGGCATTATCTATGCCGCCGTTGATTTTTTCCCATTCATGTCGGAGTTTCTTTTTCGCTTCCGGATTGATTTTCGACGCTGCTTGCAACACGCCGTGCGTCAGCGTGCCGTTTTTGTAAAATTGGCTCTGAAATTTCTTGATTGCGTTCTGGCTGTCCAGCTCGTCAATTAACGTCCGCCATTTCGGCACGCCGATGAGCCCGTCTTTTGACATTTCGTAGAAATGCAGGACATCATGCGGCTGTAGATGGTACATCGCACCTTTGGCATCGCTTGTCGTATACGTCAGCGCTCCAGTGACCACGTTTAATCGGATCGTCGTTTTCGTCGGGTCAAGAGGCCATAGTGCTTTCGGATAGCCGTCTGTCCCCCATTCTATATAAGCGATAGCGTTTCCGTAAAATCCCATGTGGTATTGCAGCGTTCGCTTAAAAGCAAGCGGTGTCATGAGCGGGTTCGGCCGTTTATACAGCAGCTTGGCTACTGGGTGTTTCATTCCTTCTGTCTTTTTCCCGCCGGTCCTGAACGTGTGGATCGGCAGTTTACCGATATCGTCGGCTAAAATATTAACGCATGTATAAATGTTGCTATTTTTGCTTGCCGTTGCCGCCGTTACGCCGTCACCGTTAATGGCGGATATCAGCCAGTCCGCGGGGCTAAGAAGTGTGCCGGAGTCCGTCGGGTTTGAGAAAAGCTGTCTTAAAAGCATTATTTACCACCGCCTTTCTGTGCTTTTGCAAAGATAAACGCCAACATCAGGCACTCTATAGCCGCGGTATATACTGCGATTACGGGAGATAACAATACACCGCCGGCAATCATCAGAATGCACCCGACGAACAGAAAAATGTCGTCAATCACATACAATATCTTTTTCACATGTCCTCCTTATAGACTGAAATCGTCACTCAAAATATAATCACTCATATCATCTTCTTCGATAATCCGCGCACGTGTAAACGCATTGATTACTGATGCTATCGGGTCAATTCTGTTTGTTGATTTCTCTTTGTCAAGCATGATGTTTTCGTTCTGGTCTTTTTTAGTGACCGCATTGCTGATCGCCCAGTCAAGCAGTGGATTTTCAAAATGTAGGATGTTTCCCTGGTACGCATTTTCCCGGAATGATTTCGTCGGTTCAGATAGTGTCATCATGCCCTGTCTGACTTCTACGCATGTATACTCCAGTTTTTCAAGTTCCTGCGCATAATAAGTTGCGTTATACGGGTCATAGCAGATTTCTTTAATGTTCAGCCCCAGTTCTTCCGCTGTTTCTATCATCCACTTTGTCATGTAGCGATAATCGACTACTTCTCCCGGATTGACCGTTAGCCAGCCTCCGCGGGCATAGTAATCATACGGCACTCTGTCTGTTTTTATCTTTCTCTGCAGCGTTTCTTCCGGAATGAAGCTGTGACCGATGACAATATACTTTGGCCCGCCATCCTCTTTGACCGGAACAACCAGCCCGATTGACGTCAAATCGACTTTGCTTGATAGGTCCATGCCGATATAAGCATCCAGTCCATACAAGTCGTAGCCTTCTATCCGTCCCCGAGTGTTCCATTTCCCCATATCTATATACGAGGTTCCGGATTGCTGATTCCAGATGTTCATGTTTTTCGTGAGAAATGATGACATTTTTTCCGGTGTCTCAACTGCCACTTTCAACGCGCTCCTTATATTTGCAATGCCCTCTGGATATGTTGCCACGATCGGGTTTGCTTTTATCCAGCATTTTTCATCTTTGACATCATCGATCAGGTTTCCTTCTTTATCTTTGTCCAGTTCATTAATCATACAGAAATAATCCGGTACGTCATAATCGATGTCCGGATTGAGGATCTTTTCTACCAGCGGATATTCTACTCTGTAGCACGGTCCTCCGAAGTTCGTCCCTGCGGTGGTGATGATAAACAACAGCGGCTGTTTTCTTGCCATCATGCCTGTGTCGATGACATCTAATATTTCCGATGTCGGATGTGCGTGATATTCGTCAATCAATCCACACTGCGGATTGAGACCGTCTCCGGTCTTTCCGTCATCTTTTGACAGCGCCCGAATGATGGAGTCACTTTTCAGGTGTCGGATGGTACCATAACTTTCTTTCCACTTTCCTTTCATCTCTGGCCATCGCCTAAGCATCGCCAGAATTTCATTGTAAATGATTTTTGACTGTATACTTTTTGTAGCTCCGATGTAGACTTCTGACATCGGCTCCCCCATGGCCATCATTTCATAGTCACCGACTATGGCGAGTGATTGTGATTTCGCATTTTTCCTCCCAACCTGCCAATACGCTTTTTTAAAGCGCCGGAGCCCCGTATCTTTATTGACCCATCCGTAGATATTTCCGAAAATAAACCGCCGGATAGGCTCGAATATAATAGACTGCCCAGCTAAAATTCCTTTTGTGTGTTTATGCATAGCCGCCCATGCGAAGAACCGTTCCGCTCTTTCTTCATCAAAAACATACGGAAATTTCTTTGTACCTTCTTTTTCTATATCCCGCAAAAAACGCATACATGCCCACCTGTGTTTTTGGCATATATGCGTTTTGTCTTTTATGCATTTCTTACTGTACCTGATCAACTCTTGTTTCAGCGTCATACATCAAAACCCCTTTTACTTAGCGGGTCTTCTTCTTTCTTTTCAGGTTCTTTCGGTACATTCTTTACTTTTGCAAGCGGTGACAAGAATAATCTGTCTTCCATCTGTACGAGTGCCGCCATTTTCGCATTGATCGCTTTGTCCATCGCCATAATGCCGCCAGTAGATAAGATATACTCTATTTTTTCATAGAGTTTGGCGGCTTTTCGTTGACTGTATTCTGCTTCAAGAATTTCTTGTGTTGCAGTCGTTTCTTCACCTGTTAATTCTATTCGAGCAATCTTGTCCCGGCGTTCTATTAAATCTATGTACTGCGCAAAAGACATACAGTATCTCGCAATCACTCCGATGTCCGCCGAAGAAACGAATTTGAAACCAGTGTAAAGTTTCTTGATTTCTTTCCATTTTTTGTACGCTTCTTTGTTAGATTTTACATAAGCCGGGCATACTAATTTCTGTTCTCCGAGATGTATTTCTGATTTTTTTCTGTGTTCAATTTCAGCCTTTGTCAAGTGACTCGGATTGCCTGAAACTATATGCAAATCAATAGGTTTTGCTGGACGCCCGGCCATGTTATCCCTCCTTTCTTTTTAATGTTGCCATTTTCGCATAATTGACATTTCAATGCATGAGTTTAATGTAAGGTCCATTTCCCGAACTTTTTTCACAAAAGAGGAGGCGCACGGTACTGTCGCCGCTGGTCAAAACATTTTTGACCCGGGGGTAGTCTATCAGGCTTTAATTTTATTTCCAAATCCGCCGTTTTCTTTTGCTGTTTTCTTGTCGTGACATCTCTTGTTCATTGCCTGCCAGTTGCTTTCATCCCAAAAAAGATCTTGATTGCCTCTGTGCGGGATAATATGATCAACAACATTAGCCGGCAGCGGATGTCCTGATGCTTTGCACTCTGGACACTCACAGAATGGATGCTGCGCCAGAAATACTTTGCGTGCCTTCGTCCACTTGTAATTGTATCCCCGTTTAGTCGGTGACTTCATCTCAAACTCTTTCTGACTTCTTATGTGCAATTGTTTATGTTTATCACAATAGGTTTCTCTTGTTAATGCGTGGCATCCGGGATGTCCGCATTCTCGCAATGCTCTTCTCATATCTCTCCTTTCAAGCAGTCAGTACCGCCGGAAAGCATAGTAAATGCAAAAGCCGCCCATTTCTGAGCGGCTACATGGCTTTGCAGTTCTTCTATTCAATTTTCGCATCTTAATCTTATCATACCTTGTTCTGTCTTTTTTGGTCTTTTTGGCTTTTTTGGCATTTTTTTATTATATTTTGATTAAATCTTGCCGTAAACTCGTTCCATTCCCGCCCTGGTTACAAGCCAGATGTGCCCCGACTTGCGGCACTCTTCACTTGTAAACCGCGGCGGATATCCTCTTTGCCCAGAGCATGCCTGTTTGATTGTCACAACAGGTATGTTCCACAACTCTGCCGCTTCCGCTGTTGTCATAACCTTTTCAATTAATTTCATTACATCCCAGCCGCCTTTGCTAATGCCATTAACGAAACAAGCAATGCTATAACAGAAATCCATAATGTTAATTTTTGCATAGCTTTTGCGAATATGATATATTATGAATGAACCACCCAGAGGGTGGAGGGTGGGTGTTCCACCCTCTTCGGTCATTGAGCCTTGTAAAGCAATATAATCGCTGTTATCAAATTGATTATTGCTGTTACAAGGCTTATTTTATTATTCATATCCGCATTCTCACCTCCTTTCTGTATTTATTATACATCTTTTCTTATGTATTGTCAAGCGTTTTTATATTTTTTTATTAAAAAATCCACCTTTCGATGGATTTCTTTTTTTATTTATTGCCAGTATATATCTTTCTTTTCAGTCTTTGAAATACTATCTCAAAGCTTACTTCTGCCGCTTCTTTTGTTTTTGTAATATTGTTCCTGCTTATGCGAATCGTCCTTGATATTGCTCTATATGACCTGTGATTTAAATACCACTCTCTTAGTATTGTTTTCTCGTCATCGTTTTTTATCATGTCTATCAGTCTTCGTGCTTCTATCCTCGCGATAATGAGATCTTCATGTTCTTGCATAACCATTTCTTCATATTTTTCTGCGAGTATTACTCTGTCTGACAGGTCGGGCTGTATTCCGCCGGAAACCTTGTCTTTTTCGTATCGCTGCCCTTTTATTTGATAGATATGTGATTTACGTTCCGCAAGCTCTCTTTGCACCGACAGGTACCGCCGGTGTTGATTATATATCGCTTGGAGATATTCCTGCCCGGTTTTAAAGTCTTTTATCATTTATCCCTCTTGTTTATTTTTTCAATAATTTTGTCTGTAATTTTGTCTATTTCATCTCCCACAACATCTATATTCTCTTTGGTAATATAACTGGCTGCAACCATTTTATACATGGTTTCTTTCGACGGAAGCAAAAAGTTTAACGGAATCGCAAGTGCCAGAAACATTGTTATCATTTTTGCCCACCAACGTACTCTTTTTTCTTCCCTTGGCTGTGTCTTATAATCTGGATCCATCAAAAGGGCTTGTAAAAATACCCGTACGGCGCCACTCATTACAATCATCATCCAGAGAGGTGTTTTGAGTGCGTCTATCACTTCAATCCAATAGAATATCCATGGGCTTATTATTGGTTCATTCATGACCTTCTCCTTTCAGGATTTTTAAAATCTCTTCTTTGTGTGCCAATGCCGATTCTTTTGTTCTAAAACAGTTGCCTATTGCTCTGTTCAGGCAATGAAAAATGTTATCATTAACGAACGTTTTATCAAGTACCATTCCACCAGCAGTTACAATCCAGTATGTTTCACCACCAACAGGTTTAAACGGCTTTACTTTAAATTCATAAACATCGAAATATTTTATAAAAACAGCCCACATTGAATTATCATGCCATTCTCCTTTACTATTTTTTGTAAGTAGTTCCCCCTCATAGAACTTATTGTTAAAGTATTCTTCACTTACGAGCCGTGCTTCAAACTCTTCATTTTCCGCAACGCCAATCCTATCCATCAGCATTTTAATCACTTCTTCTTTTAGTGTTTTCATACTTTCACCTGCTCCACATCTTCAACCAAAAATGCATTGATATTTAAACCGTGTTTATCAATCCAGCTCTGAATAACATTATTGACTGCGCATTCAAGTTTTTCTTTCTCATCATCATCGACACCCTCAAGAAAACCCTCTGCATATTCTCCATAAATCGCATATGCTCTATCTATTAAATCTTGAATGATATCATCTGCATATACCTTTGGGCACGGGCTTGTTATCCGACCGATATAGAAGCACATAATATCATCGTCAATATCATCATGAAAAACCTCTGAATAACTTGTATAAGATTCGGGATTATACGGTTCGGCATTCATGAGTTCTTCCTGCCCCGCTTTTATTGCCTTTTCTTTGCTCGGATATGTATCATCACAATTAAAATGATCTTCATCAAGTCCTACTACCCATTCTTCCTTTTCTTGTTTCATTTTCTCCTCCACCATTTTTGACATCCAATTCTCATTAACCCAACTTTTACCTCAATCGGGATTTTTTCAACATTGAAATATTCAGCATTCTTTATTGTGTCTACTGCCATTTCTTCTGCATTAACAATAATTACTCCTGCTTCCGGGAATTTTTCAAACAGCACTTTCTTGATTTTTCCCTCATTTTCTTTGTACATGTTATGCGGAAACGCATAATAGACTGCCTTCGTGTACTTTGTAAGATGTTTTTCTTTCTTTTTGAAATCTGCTAAGAAGTCACTATAACTAACTTTGATTTCAACCTCCGTTAAATAATCATTTTCGTTTATTAATATCAAGTCAGCTTCATGCTTGACACCCGAAAACGGATATTTATACCCAATAAAACAACCGCCTTTATCATATTTTTCTATTCTGCATGATATTCTCGCAAAGCTAATATTCGGAATTACAATATTCTTATTACCAAAATGTTCTGCTATTGCATATTGCATTACTGTTTCTTCTTTACTTTTACTCATGTCTCTTCCTTAATGTCTTTAACAACCTTACTCATCACATAGTCAGCACAGGGCTGTGCCATTCCGTTTCCGATTGCTCTGTATCTTGCCGTATCGCTCCCGCCCTCTGTCCAGTTATCTGGAAGTCCCTGCAGTCTTTCACATTCAAGCGGCGTAAGACGGCGGACGTAATTCTTGATTATGATCGGGTTTTGATAATTAAGACTATATCCTCCCTGGTTTTTTGCCTGTAATGTCATTGATATTTGCGAAAGTCTGCTGTTTCTACAGTCAATCGCATAAACAACCGCTAATCTTGTTGATGGTTTTAATGTAGATGTTTTGTCTTCATATACCGGCATGTTATTTTTTACACTTGCGTCTCTGTTGAATGTGTATATGAGCGGCACTTGATTTCCGCCGGTTCCCATCCTGCTATTGAGCGTCTGCACTGTTCCGTTATTTCTTTCTCTGATAACGTCCTGTGCGTGTGTCATATCAAGAACGCTTATACAGATGCCGCCTTGGTTCCTTGCAGGATTACTTCCGCTTAGATCTAATGTGTTGCTTTTGTCTACTTCTTTTATTCCGGCTGTCGGATTGTTGCTTTTCATTCCTTCGCTTTCGTATGATCCGATTCTGTATGTTTTGACAAGCACACATCTCTGGTCATGCATGCAGTTCAGCGCTCCTGTTTTTTCACTCATTCTTATTGAGTTTATTTGTCCGTTTCCGATATCATAGACTGATGTTTCAGTACTTGGTACAGCAGTTCGGGTAAGCGTTTCTTTCTCGTTTTGGCTCTCCGCAAAATACCTTGACATGCCTTCGGGCTCAAATAGTACTTCCGGTCTACCCCCCTTATTTCTAAAACTTGCAATAAGGAAGATTCTCTCTCGATGTTGGGGGACGCCCCAATATTGAGCGTCAAGCACCCTCCATGCGATATTACATCTCTTACTTCGTACCATTCCGCTTCTTGACCATCTTCCAGATCGAGGCATTGGAATATTTGTTTGTGTGATTTCGCTGAGCACTGCTTGAAAGTCACGCCCTCTGTTGCTTGAAAATGCTCCAAGAACGTTTTCCCATATAAAGTATTTCGGGTATTCTCCTCTTGTGGCGCTAAGCATATCGGAAACAATGTCATTTGCCGTTCTAAACAGGCCGCTTCTTTCACCTTTTAATCCCTCTCTTTTCCCCGCTACTGACAGGTCCTGGCACGGACTGCCCGCACAGATAATGTCCACTGGTGGTATTTTGTCACCTTTTATTTTTTTGATGTCGCCAAGTTGTATGACGTTCGGAAAGTGTTTTTTAGTGATTTCCATACAAAATGGTTCTATTTCCGATGACCACACGGGAACAGCCCCGCTTCTCTCTGCTGCTATACACCATCCGCCGATTCCGTCAAACAAACTACCTACGGTTATTCCCATTTGTTCCGCCTATAAATCCGCTCTTCTTCATCGCGCAGTTTTCTTGCCGCCTCATCGAATTTAATTGCGGCATACATAATCATGCTGATAAATATCACTACACTCGCTACGTCAATTAATTTATCCATGTTTTTCTCCTTCCCTTAAAACGGGATTTCATCTTGTTCATACTCTGGCTGATTATATCCCGGCTCTTTGCTCACAGTGCCCATGTCTTCAAATTTCACTGGTGCGGAAAATTGCGTTACAGATGTTCCGCCGGAAAATCCTGCATTCATTGATTGTTGATTACTTCCGATTGGTCTTGCAATTATATTCGCTACCACTTCTGTTACATACCGCCTCTGTCCGTCCGGCGTATCATATGACCTGGTGGAATACCTTCCTTCTACAAATACATAGCTTCCTTTTGTGAGTTCATTACCGGCGGCTTCTGCCAGTTTCCCCCAAGCAGTTACATTGACCCAATCGGTCAGGTCTAATATGTCCCCGTTTGCTTTTGTTATTTTCTTACTTACGCCTACGGAAAATGACGCTACGGCTTTCCCGGTCTTCGTTGCTCTGATAATTGGATCCTTGGCAAGATTCCCTGTGATTTGTACTGTGTTCATCTTCTTACCTTTCTATGTATACTTCTGCATTCCTGCGCCCGAATTCTATCGCTTCATTGTATGAGTTTTTAAATATGTCTATGCCTTCCATGCCGCCTCGGTCTTCCACGGTGTACCAGTGTCCGTATATCTGTACTTGTGTTCCGAACGGCAGCCAGTTGCACGCTATGGTTCTGCCTTCAGTCGGTATCGTTCCGGATGCAGTGTGTTCATTCGGACATTCATAAGGTGTATATACTGTGAGTTCTGTCGTTACCCATTCCGCTTTTATAATTCCTGTTAGCCCGCATATAAATACCGCCGAAAATAAAATAATCCATAAATTCCTGATCATTGTTATGCTCCTTTCTTTTTTAGCTTTCTGATTTCAACATCTCCAATGAGGATCTTTTCTATTAGCGTTCCGTTGGCTTTTGTCCAGTTCTTCCCAACCATTACCATTAAGCCTTTTCGCTCGTCTATATAGAAGTGTTTTGATACTCTCTTCTCCGCTGGAAATAATATGCCGAATTCTTCTCCTGGCTTAATGCCGAATATGTCTGTAAATGGTTTGATGTAGTTCATTCTTCTACCTCTTCTATTCTGTTAATTTCATGTATAAGCAGTGCCGCCGCTCTTTTCAGATTTGTTTTGCGTGATTTTACTCCCCGTATCTTTTTGCCGTGAATGATTGTTGTACCACCTATCAGGTACGCCGCCATGACGTTAAATAGTTCTGTATTGCTATATGGTTCCGCCGGAAATCCTCGGGACATTTTCAGTATTTCTTCTTCTGTGTCTGTCATTGAATACCTCCTATATCTTTTATGTACTGTTCATATCCGTTTTTTATTCTTTCAAATTCCATGGCCATGATGATTTCCTTTGCCCCATCTTCGTATACTTTTTTAATGATTGTTTTTATAAGAATGAGCGGGGTTGTAAGCAGAGTAATCAATGCCGCTAATGTCACTACACCGATAATGACCGTGATTGCCACAATCGCTCTTCCTATCTTGCACGGGATCATACCGTATACAAGCTTCTGCCATTTCCTATAACCTTTATATGCACGGATATAATCTATTTCGTTCATTTTCCCTCCATGAAATCAAATAGTGTTGGTGTTTCCTGGTTGTCTTCTTCCCGTTTGAGATACCAGCATCCGTCACGGTAGTATTCCTGATTGAGTTCTATTCCTATGCCTTTCCGCCCTGCTTTCATGGCTTCCAGCGGTACTGTCATCAGTCCGCCGAAAGGGTCAAGCACGGTTTCTCCTTCGTTGGTGTACCGGTTTATCAATCGATCTACGATGTCGAACTGGAGCGGGCAGAGGTGCATTTGTTTTCTCCTCTGTGACTGTTCCGTGTTGAGGGTTCTCATACGGTTTACATCGTCCCATACGTCAGGCGACCAGCTCGCGGGATCTATGCACATAAATGTGGCGGGCAGTTTGTTTTTTTCGTCCATCGCATTGGCCATCTCTACATGCTTATCAAAGTCATACACGGTTTCTTTACTGTATTTGTTGTACAGTTTTCGTATATCCGATATGGGCATGTCTTTCAGGTCGTCAACGGACAACTGCCTGTTTCCGCTGCTTCTCCAGAATGCATGAGCATCTAATTGCCACTGCCCGCGGGTATATTCTTCTTTACTCTTTGTGACAGGTGTATCTGCATAGGCTCTTGATGTATCCGTAGGGAGCTTTCTGAACAGCAGGATGTATTCCGGGCAGCCTACTCCCATTTTTGTTCCGTCCTTGCACTGCTCCGTCCATCCAAGACGGTATGTCTGATTGTTCTCCCTGACCACGTCTGTTATGACGGTTATCATGCCGAAGAATTGGAAGCCGTGTTTCATGTAGTGCATGATGGTCAATGCATGGAACGGTTCAATCGTCGGCATGCCTGTTCCCGTTGCGTTCCCGAATAGTACACGGTCTTTCACGTGGCATGCATATACTCTTCCTGGCTTCAAAATTCTAAGCAAATTCGGCGTTAAATAATCCATTTGCTCAAAAAATTTGTCTGTATTTTCGTTATGCCCGAAATCGTTATAGCTTGCACAGTATTCATAGTGATTTCCAAACGGAATTGATGTAAGAAGCATGTCCACTGAGTTATCTTGCATTTTCCCCGTTTCTTCAACACAGTCACCATGTATCGCGATGTAGTTTTTCCCTTTTGTTATGACTTCTTCCACGCCTATACTCCTTTGCATTTCAACTATAGCGTCATTTCGTGACAGTCCATATTTCCTGACTATTTCTTCCATGCTTTCCGTGAGTTTGTTATATTGCTCCCATTTCTTTTTCAGTACTTCTAGTACCTGCTGTTCTGTTTCCATGTATATGATGTCTATGATGACAGGTTTTGTTTGCAGGAAGCGGTAACACCTGTGTATTGCCTGAATGAAGTCATTAAATTCATAGTCAATTCCCATAAATATCTGTCTATGACAATGTTTTTGGAAGTTACACCCGCTCCCTGAAAGCTCTTTTTTTGTTGCCAGAATGCGGAAATCTCCACGTGAGAATCCTATGGTGTTTTTCTCCCGTTCTTCCATCTCCTGTGAGCCGTAGATAAATTTAGCTTCAGGGATTTCCTGTTTGATGGCATGCCGCTCGCTCTCCAGATCGTGCCAGACGATGAAATGCTCCGCCGGTGATTGGTCTATAATCTTTCTGGTCTCTGCCAGCCGAATATCGATGCTCTCTCTTTTCTCTCTGGCCGCTGCCGAAAGACCCACGGCAAAGTCTTTTATAAGTTTGACCTGACCGTTCTTTTCTTCTTCGTTTACAGGTTTGGTGTTTGCCAACATGTGGTAATTCACTTGCAGCGGCGGAAGGTTATATCCTTCGTCGCTATACCCCAGATCAGAGGGCTTTTGGATAAACAGTGCCCAGGTAGACAGCCACAGCCAGAATTCTTTTTCTTTATGCGGATAGAGAGTAAGGTTATTTGCTTTTGTACTGTCCCGCTGAAAGAAGCGTGTCAATGCTTGTCCCGTATCCATGATTTCTAAATATCCACCATAGTGAATTAATTCTTTATATCTGTTTGGTGCGGGTGTAGCCGTGGCAACAAGTTTGTATTTCACGCCTTTGAATTTTGGCAGAAATGTCTGGTATGTTTTGCTACCGAAGCTTCTTAAAACGGACGCTTCATCTAAGCTGCAGGCTGTGAAGTAATGGGGATCTATATCTCCGTCGCGGATTCTTTCGTAGTTTGTAATCAGAATTCTATTGTCTTCGGCTTTAACTTCTTCCATATTTCTTACATATGTCGGAGCGGGGATATTGAGCAGATGAACCGCGTCTTCCGCAAATTCCTGCTTGACGCCTAGCGGACAGACAATCAACGCTTTGCCGCCTATTTTCTTAGTGAGTACATGGCACCATTCCAATTGCTGGATACTCTTCCCCAGCCCGAATGCTTCAAACAATGCCCTGCGCCCGCCTTTGAGCGCCCACAAGACAGCATCTCTTTGATGTGGTTTCAAGACGGAACTTATGTCCGCCGGACTGACTTCTATTCCTGATACAGGTGCTTTTATCACTTTATCTTTCAAAAATTCTATGTATGATTTCATATTCTTCTCCTCGGCTTGTCTCTTGCCTGTTTCACAGTACATTCTTTTCTCTTCTTCTGTACTCTCGACTGTGTAATCGGCCATACTGTCCTTTCGTTTACTTTGTACATTCTGTAAAATTGGTAGGGAAATCCGTCCGCTGTGTAGCCGCTTTCTATTTTGACTATCTGATAGCCTTTTTTCGGTGTCGGATTGTTTTTCCACTTCCTGGCGTAGATGGTTACCTTTTTCACGTTTGGCTGCTTTAGATTTTTAGACGGTACCCATCGGATTTTCTGTACGGCATTTTCATTTCGGATTTCTTCATCTGTTTCTTTCACAAAATATTCCGCAAGTCTCATAGCGTCTTCCGGGCTCCCGTCAAAATACCGGAATGACCTGTAATTGAATTTTGCCCACGGCCAGCATTCATTGATTTCTGATCTTGATATTCCTCCTTCGTTAATCAGAACGTGATGATGTACTCGATGTCGGACATGTTCTGTGACGTAGATATATTTCAGTTCCGCATTTTTCTTTTTATATTTTTTGCGGAGGTCTCTGATAAATTTTCTTATTCTGTTTTTTGCTTCTTCTGCTGTCGGCTCCGGATTTGCATATGTCAAGTCAATACGCAAATCATCTCTTTTAAAATTCGTTGCTATGAGCCGGTAGAGTTTTGTTTTCGCCCGGCGGGAGTTTCTTTTCTTAAGTCCTTCATCTGTTTTTTGGATATTGGGACCTCTGACTCTGTTTCCCCCTAATCGGTAGGTGTGATATTTTTTCACCTCGTAAATTCCGGGGGCTTGAAATATTTCTTTTCGGTACGGCACTTTTTTAAATTCCTGTTCCAAGAATTAACTACTATATCAAGTCCTCAAAAGGGGCTGAAATCCCCTTTTTTCTTGACATTTTATGCCGTTTCACTTATAATTTATGTAGTGATTTGGTGCTACGGCACTTCCGCTCAGGATTCTTCCCTGGGCGGTTTTATTTTTCTTCTTTTTCGTTGTTCTCTTCTTCTGGCTCTTCTGTTTTTTCTCGGTATATGCATCTCTGCATAAAGTCCAGGTAATGTTCGCATTTTCTGCAGTGATTCTGGCATATATTGGCTTTTTCTTTTCTGCAGCATACGGTCTGGAATACTTTTGCTTTGCATACACGGCATTTTCTGTTTCGGTAAACTTCTACCGTTTTCCCACCTGCCAATTTCATGACTGCCACTCTATGATCACCCTTTCTTTTCTGTCCCCGCTTTGGACGATCCAGTGCCCGCGTGGATTTTTTATTATCTTGAATTTTCGTCCGCCGGATGATGTATAGGTATTGTTTTTGTCCATAAAAAATACCGGCATTTCTTTCTGTGGTATCAGCCGTTCTTTATCCGGTGTTTCTTCTATCAGCCATCCGATAGGATGCTTCCGGACGTTGTCCCACAAAAGATATATGTCAGTACTTCGCCCACTTGGGCTTCTTCGGAATACAGCCTGCTCTTTTCTTTTTGATTCTTCGTTCTTCTTCCGTTTTATAAAGTTCCTGCAATTCCATTTCATGTTCTTTTCTCCATTCTTTAACCGCATGACAGTTAAGATATGTTTTGATTTGTTCATCCATGTACTGCTTTCGCGTGCCGGAGAGTCCGTGTGCTTTGAAACGGTGCGTCTCGTATGACAGATGAATAAGATTATCTTCCTTATCCGGTCCCCCGCTGCCTGCGTGTTTTGCATGATGAACCTCACCGCGCGACGGCGGCCACTCTCCGATAATAGACTGATACGTTTCCGCCAGCTCCTCATCCCTTTGTTTGACAAGCCGGCATAGTTTTCGGAATGCCGCTTCCGGTAGTTTGAATCTCACTTTTTTCTCCTTTTCTTTGAATATCTCCATGTCTCATCAGCTCGATAAACGTAGAATGAACAATCCCGATGGACAGGAACCATGTTTCCCTTTCCGTCTTTCGTCCACATCACATATTCGGCGGGAATTGCTTTCTTGCATTCGTGGCATATCATTCTACGCTGCATATTTCCCCCGTCGGTTTCATTTCATAGATTTGCATATCCATTACATAGGCAGCGGCATATTCCTGATTACAACCTCGGCTTTCTCTCCAGTTTCCGCAGAGGATAAGCGCGTTGCATCGCTGCAGTACTTCAAGACAATCTTTCATCGGCTTCTGCTGATGATCTTTGTCATATGGTGCATATCCCCAATTGTGAAGTGGGGAAAACAATGTTTTTTCTGGATATTTCGCTTGCAACGTTTTTAAATATGTCTGTACTCTTTCTTTGTTCGTCTCATCGCCGCCGTACGGGTGAGCGATGTAGAGTAACTGACCTTCTATATATTCTCTTTTTTCCATTCCTAATCTCCTTTCTCCATTTTCGCAAGAAGGCACTCTTCCATCGTATCAATAACTCTTTTTCTTACTTCCGGATCACGGCTGCTCATCATTCCTATCAGTTCCGGCGGACAATGGTCGCGGTATAGCTCGTTAATCGCAACGGCAACTGCTAATGAAAAGAATTTATTGTCGAAGCCTTTTACTGCGATATCGTATTGTTTCAGTTCGTTATTTGCTTGTATCTTCAGCTCGTACATTTTGGATTTCCTTTACTTTGACAATGATTTCCTGTCCTGGCTGCAAAGTTCCCGGGTCTTTGATATTATTTTCTTTCGCGGTTCTCCAGACTAACTCTTGGAGATTTTCCCGCCCGCCGGAAACGCGGTCACATACATCCCATAATGTTTCTCCTTTTGAAATGTTCACCACGTATGAGATTGACGGTGGCTCTGGCTGTACTGCATACCCAGCGATACCGACGATAATCATGAATGCGGTTATAAATTTAAGCATGATAATTTCTCCGCAACCGCAATAATCATTGTCACGAAAACCGCCAGCCATAAATAATTCATCATTTTATCTACCATTTTTACGCCCTCATCTTTCTAACTTCCGCCCGGAAATCATATCCGCTTTGTTTCATCTTCCTTTTCTGCGCATTCTCTTCCATCTTCCGCCGGATAGCCGCTTCCGCATCTTCTGGATCAAACAGATATGCTTTCCCCGACGTGATGAACGGGATCTCTCCTATCCTGCATAGCATCCGTATCGTTGTGACCGGATATCCGGTTGCCTTGCAGAAATCTTTTGTATTCGTAAGCATATTTATCGACTCTCATCTTAGGAAAACTGATTTCAGCATTTCTGTCGTCTTGGGATCGCTTAAAATTTTTTTGAGACTTTCCATATTATTTATGCGAACCCTTGGCTCTTCGTTGCTGCGGGTTTCCTTTTTCATAAGTTTTTTAAACTCTTCGACGGTGCATTCTATTTTCATTTCTTATTACCTCACTTCTTTTGCTTTACTATTCACACTCCCCTATAATTGGTATAGAGAGGAGGTGAAATATATTAATGGGTATTCATAAAGATTCAATGGAATTTCTGTCACAGATTTACGAAATCTGCATTAAACAAGGATCTTATCAAATAGAACGGTCTACTTACATGGATTTGTCTAAAGAAAATAGGCAGTATCTTGAACAATGCTTTAATTATCTGAAACAAAAGGGGTATATTCAGAACTATGCACCATGTGCCGGATTTCCTATTTCTGTGGAAATGACACCGGATGGTATTCAGGTTGTAGAAAAGATATGTCCTACCCCATCTACTGCTGCCGTCACTAACATCGTGTATGGAGACAACTACGGTATTACCGGAAATAACGCTGTTGGGAATACCATTTCCAATATGGCAACTTTTGATGATATTAGATCTCTTATCTCCTCTAAAGTTGATGAAGATGATCAGCAAAAGCTACTTGACGCATTGAAACCGTTATATGACAGGCTTGATATTGGTGCGCCTATTGAAAAGGGGATGCTTTCCACAATTTCAGAAAATCTGGAAAAATATCAAACGGTTTTAGGGGCTGTTCTTTCATCAGTTACAGCATTTCTTACCGCCCCCAAATAGGATTCAGCATCACATCCTAACCCCTCGCAAGCTCTTATTACCGCTACTGTGATAAGAGCTTGTTTTACTTCATTAAATGATTTGTTTGAATATGAAGCATCTTTGATTTCTAACCGGTCAATAACTCCGTTCATCTCTTGTATTTTTCTTGTTAATATCTCAATAACCTCATCTGTGCTTAAAACTTTCACCTTTTTCTCCGTCATTTCCCTCACCTCTCTTCCTTTAAAAATATATTTTGTGTCTTTTTAGGATACTCTTTCGCTAAAAAAAATAGCGTCTATCTCTTCCGGCTTTAATTTATACCTATCTTTTATGAAAAGTATTTCTGCCTGTCGAAAATCTGCCCCGCCGTTGATTTTTAGATTTAATCGAGATAGGCTTATCCCTAACGCATTCGCTAAATCTTTTTGACTATCTCCATATTTCATCATTTCTGCCCTCATCAATGGTTTATTCATTTTTTTCACCTCGCTTTCTTTCGGTGTCTTTTTAGGACACCTTGATTGTATATCCGTTTTTGTATCTTGTCAAGATACTTTTTCTTGTTTTCAAAAATTTTTATGGTATAATCAAGACACGAAAGGATGGTTACGCATATGGAATTTAAAGATATCCTTTATACTTTAAGAAAAAAGAATAAACTAACGCAGCAGGAAGTTGCAGAATATGTAGGGTTGCAAAAAGCAGCTATATACAAATATGAACACGGCTTGCTTGTTAATCCCAAACGATCATTGATTTCAAAATTGGCTAAGTTATTTCAAGTTACCCCATCGTATATGATGGGATTAACCGATGATGATAAGTCTGCTCATATGTCTCTTGGTTCCTCCCTTACTAAAAAGGACGAAAAAGATATTCAAAAAAGACTGTCCGATATTTTAAATGATATGGACAGTCAGGATGCTATCGCCATGTATAATGGCGGGG